TCACCAAGGAATTGAAATTTGATTTTTTTACTCATAACTTTAAGGTTTAAATTTTTATCTTTATTATCACTCATTTACATAGTAAATATACGAAAAAAAGTTGAGACTTCCAAATAAAATCCCAACTTTTTTTGTTAAATTTTTCTTAAAATTATTCTTTGTAAAATTGTAAAAGATGCACCAAATAAAGCTTAAGTGCGGGTAATTCTGCTGATACTAATTCAATTGCTTTTCTGTTTGATTCTTCAACTCCTTTATCAGCAATTGTACCATCATCTTTAAATATCATTTTAAGAGGCCCTTTAATTCTCCATCTAATCGTTACAGCACGATATAAAGCAGAAGTTGATACTCTGATATAATCATCTGAAGAAATCTCTGTTACAACTCCTAATTTATCGTTAGCAGGTTGTGCAAAGAATCTACGAATATATCCTCTACGATAATCCTCTTCTTTTGGTTTAGGAACGAATGCTCTAAGGTTTACCTTTGTTTTAGGTAATTTACCTTTTCTTAAATTATTATATGAATCTAATATCCCTGCCATTATTTAGCTGCCGTATTTGCACCATAAGGTCTCATACCAGTTTCAACTTTGGTCATCCACCCATTGGTTGTTATTTCATGTTGTAATCCTGTAACTTCATATACATGAGGATACGAGAAGTTTTTAGGTAATCCATCAAATCTTAAAGTATCACCTCTCTTAAACCCACTTATGCCATGTACTGTAAAGTTTACTTGTGCCATACCGAATGGAGTATTTACCTTACCACCATTTGGGGATTTTATATCTCTCCATCCTTCCGCATCAATATCTCGTAGATAAACTTGTTTTAAAAGAAGTGGGTCATTAAATGTACCTACCATAAATACATCTTGTATGTTTCCATCTGCGATTAAATCAGCAACCCCTTCCATATCATTTCTATTCTGTGATTTAGGGAACACTCCTGCCTTACCAACAAAGAACTCGTAGTTTGCTTTCTTTATTGCATCTGCATCTTTTTCTTGTTCTCCTTCAGATGTATTTTCTGTTTTATCAGTTGGTTCTTTAAATTTAATACCACTTACAATAGTTGCAACCATATCAAGTGGTTGTATTCCATCTTTATCTGCGGATTCTGGATTAGACCATACTGAACCCGCAACTGGTATCAATCCTCCAAGTTCTTTAATAACTTCTGCATTCTTATCATTACTTGCTCTTTTTTGAAGAACACTATTTTGCATTGCAGCTGGAGTTGTAACATTAAAATCAACTTCTATAAAAGGTGAAGTTGTTCCTCTTAGTTGATAAGTAGGTATTCTACCCTCATCATGATTTATAATACCAGTAAAATTTAAATCAACAACTTGTAATTCGGTTTTACCTGATTGTGGGTGGGCTCTTTCCACTATTTGAAATTTCCAATGAGAGTTTACTGCTGCACTCATTCCATTTAATAAATCATATAAAACATCACGAATTGTATAGTTTGGTGTTTTCATTATCTTTGAAAAGTAATCAAAGTTAATATACATATTTTTTAACCACCCCCAATAACCTTTTTTCATCTCGTAACTTTTTACAGATTTCTTAGGGTCGTATGACCAATCATTATCTTCAGGTTTTAAATCATATTGAGAAGGGAATGCATGAGGTGCACCACCATATCCATCGTTATTTTTCTGTCTTGTTCCTGTCCAAGTTATACCTGCAGTTGGAGTTGGGTGAAGATTTTGTACATTTGAATCTAAGTTTTCTAAATCGATAAATTTAGCATCTGGTTCTTTACCACTAAACGCAGCATCTATATTAAAAGAAGGTGCTTTTGGATTTGGTAAATACAATATACTTTTATCTAAAGACCACATATGGGGGAATGCACCTACAATACAAGTATCAATGTTAATAACATGAGATGCCTTTTCTGAACTACATGGAGTGTTTTGTGCTCCATCTGCAGTTGAAGATTTTTCTGTATAATCACCATTCATTATAGCACAAGCTAATTCAAATCTAATAAATCTATCTTCTGATAATAAAGGTTTATCTTCTGGTAGTTCAAAATCACTACCATCATCGTCATCAGTTGCCTCAATACTCACATTTGCTTTTAAAGCAGTTAGAATGGTTTCTTGAATCACTTTATCCATATTGATATAGTTTGATTCATCCGCCCATCTGTTATCACTATTTTCTTTACCCCATTCTATAAAAGCATAATCTTTTAATTTAGGTGATATACTGAGAGATTCCCAATCTTTAATTTCAGTTGTTTGTTTTTCTGAATTTAATTCATTAAACATTTGTCTGAATAGTGCTTTTGCAACACCATCTTTTTTGGATAACTCATCTATCGCAGCAGGGTTAAATCTTTCTGATGATATGTTTTTAGTACCTGAAGTTGTTGCTCCTTTATGTCCTTGCATATATTCAGCAACTTCACCTTGGGATGTTAATTCTACATCTAAAATAAAAGTTTCATTATCACCAAACTTTACTCCACCATTTGTGGTTAATCCAAGTGTTGCATCATAATCAAATTTAGATGCTATTCTTTTTTGAAGAATGTGTTTTTGGTTAATATACTTTGTAATCATACAAGGAGTAATTGCACCTGTTTTTGGGTCTCCTACCCATTGTTTTCTAGCATCTCTACTATTCCAACCCCACTCTACTAAAACATAAAATCCTGGTTCTAAGAAATACTTAGCCAGTTTTTCCATGTGTTCTAATGTATAACAAGTGATTGAAAAGTTTGTGGTTTTTCTTCCTACATCTACTTCACTAATAGATAATCCACTAATGATTGGTGCCGGTCTTGTTGGTCTACCTTTTACTCGTACCGGTTTTTCCATATTTAACTCGAAACCACATATACCAGATTCTCCATTTGGACCAGTTGAACCATTACCATATCTGATATTAAAACCATCTTCAGGATAATTAGATTGCATTACCAATCCATTATCAGATGAATTTGCATTACTACATCCATATGCAGAAATTACTCTAATCCAAGGCATTAAACCACTTACACCAGCCCCTGCATCAGCATAAGGCATTGGTGAGTTGTTACCACCTCTGGCACTTAACTTAGTTAGTATCTCAGGATACGGATATGAAAACTGAGGCCATTGTCCCATAATTACTCGTTATTATCTACTTGACTTAAAAATCCTTCAACGTTTGCAGGTATTCTAAGAACAGTTCCATCGGGTAAAGAAAAGGGAGCATCGTGTATTTGGTTAGCAGTTGCGATAACCCACCATAAAGAAGCATCACCTAAATGTTCTTGTGCAATTGAATCTAATCTATCACCAGTTTGAACTGCCACATAGATATCTGCATCAGTTTTTGGTATCTTTGGAAGTATCTTAGATGTATATACTTCTCTACCATCTGATAATTTCTTAGTTGGATTAAATGTATATCTACTTGTCATCTTTATACTTTAATTTTAATTGTTTTTTTAACACCACTACCAGCATTTATATAAGAATTTTTGTTTTTCTTTTTCAACTCACCATTTTCATCACTTACATAATATTCAATTACATTTGGTGTTGCATAAATTTGATGTTGAGAACTCACTTCTGAAGCATTTGATAGATTTTTAGGATATGAATAAATACCTCTAATTGAACCATCTTCAACATTTTCAACAAACTTGAGTGTCAATGCTACATCTATAAACTTTGGTAACAGTAATCCTTCAACGTCAGTTTCCCAAGTTCCATTATCTGGGAATGTATAAGAAAGTGATTCTACGATACAAACTTTATCTCTATACATATCACCCAAAGTAAATTGTGTGAAGTTTGGATGGGCCATGTTGTTCTCAATCAAAGGATATGATAACTTGGTTAGGTTTGATAATTTAGACCAGTTATTTGCAAGTTCTAATGGATTCTGTGCATAAACCTGTAGATTGAAAGATACACTTCTTTCTACTGTTTCAAAAATATAATATTTGTATGGATTACCAACAAAGTTATTTGATGCCCAAGATGGTGATGAAGTTTCAGTTAGACCTGTGATTGCACATCTAAATGCCATCATTGGATATGTTTTTGATTTATATCTACCAATGAATAAAGGAATTAAATCTTTTACTGGTGAGAATCCTTCAACAGTAACTTCTCCATTTTCAGTATTAACTGTGGTTGTATATGGGTCTCCCATTGCAATGGTATCACCACCACGAGTTAATCCTCTTTCTTCTAAAGTTAGTGTACTACCATCTATATTTTTATATTTATTTGAATAATTTTCTCCATCTTCTGGAGTGTTTTTTTGTATATACTTTCCTTCGTTTTTATCTAAAAATCCTTTTGGAGTTGTTCTACCATTTTCTCCAGGTTCTTTTCCAAAATATCCTTCTTTTCGTTTTACACCATAGATTGGAGATACTTTTGATAAATCTAATTTTGTAATTTCTAAATCTTGTTTATTAATATCACCAAGAAGTTCTTCCTTTTGTTCTGAGTATGTTGTACCATCACCATAGGTTGTATAATTAACCTGTGGTTCTTTTGCCTCCGCTTCACCAACAGATGTAGCTCCACCAAATAGTTTGTCACGAAGTTTGTCTTTTGCAAACCCCAATGCCTTTCCAGCACCTTGTTTTAAAATAGTTTTTGGTGAACCACCTGCAGATTTTAATAATTTACCAAATTCCGTTCCCTGACCACCAAACCATTCAGATGTAATTTCAATAGTAGATGTGTGTTTATCATCACCTGTTATTTTTCCTAAAATACGAGTTGGGATAGGAGTAACTGGTATTCCTAATTTATCTTGTAAAAAAGTGTTTGCTTTTGTTCTTAATCCTTGTAGTGATGTTACACTACCCCCAGTTAACTTATCTAATCCCTTTCCAATTAAACCACCATCTCCAGATGAACCATTGGCTGCTTGTTTCATTTCATCCGAAATAGCGGTTGAACGAAGTGTTATTCTACCAGCCTCGTTTCCATATAGTAATGGATTATTTAACTCTACTGCAGATTTAATTCTTAGACCTGTTGCTTCTTGTTCTGCAAAATTAGCAACTGTATTGAACGTAGAGTTCTTTGGTGGTTTCTTTGTTTTTACACTTGAGTAATCTGTACCAAATACATAAGATTCTTTATTTTCGTAAAGTTCTTTTAAGGTAGATGTATCTGGACTACTCACCTCAACATTTGGAGATTCAGTAGGAGTCAATCCTTTTGATTGAAAATCTTTATTTTGAAAAAGTTCTAATATTGTTGGCATATTAAGCTCCCATTAATCCAAATTGATTGATATTACTTCTTTCTTGTAATCTAGTTACACTATCTGTAACTTTCTTACCACTTACATAAACATCTTTATTTGCAGCAGTTACATTCGTTAATGCTTTCAGTTGAGTTACCACCTCACTCATATCCGTGTTAGATGCGTTTGCTGCTGCTTGTGCACCAGCTATATCACCACTAGCGACCATTTTAGCAATTGCTTCCGTGCTAGTTTGAGCAATAGGTGACGGAATTGGAGTTTCAGTTGATGATTCTTCATCATCTCCAAATAAATAACTACCAATAGAGCCTAGTCCTGATAGAATTTTTTCTTTTAACCATGAACCTATACCTCCAAATATAGAAGTAAACCCATCCCACAATAAACTTGGTATAGTCATTACTATATCAAATAAATTTGAAGCAATTCCCATTAGTGCTTCACCAATACCAATATCACCATTTAAAACGTCTGCAACCAAACCAAATACGTTTGCAACTTTTTCTACAATTGATGCAACTACCCCAAATACCTTACCAATAACAGTTCCAACTACCGTTGCAATAAATCCAAATACTTTTCCCATTTTATCAAATAAAGTAGATTTGGATTCTCCAAATATTTTTGTCCAAGCTTCTTTTATAGGTAAGAATGCGGTTTTAATTTTTTCAAATGATTTTCCAAGAGTTCCTTTTATCTTGTTCCAAGATTCTTTCATAGAATTAAATGAGTTTGATAAAGAATCTAATACTTCTTTTGGAATCATTTTCATGAATTTATCCTTTAAACCAGTAATAAAGTTTCCAATGGCAGCATAGGTCTTTGGAAACAGTTCCTTTAAATATATGAATGGTCCTTTAAACATATCTAATAAACCAGTACCAATACTACTAAAATCCAATGTAAGTATTCCTTTTACAATTTTCCACAAACCTCCTAATGCATTTACTGTATATTTTAAACCAGCAGCCATCTTATCACCTAACCACTCTGCAATAGCTCCAATTGGTTTTAACAAACCAACTACCAGTTTACCTAATGGTAAAAATGCTTGTAATAATTTAGCACCAATACCTGAAAGAGCATTACCCATGGATTCTAACTCTCCCTGCATTTCTTGTTGTTTTGCAAGTTCTTCTGTTTTGGCTCTAATTTGGTCATCTGTCATATTACTAATATCTAAACCAGCTTTCAAAGCCTCACCCATTATTTTAGCTTGTTCTTCGTTTAGACCAACATTCATTTCTTGCAATCTAGCCATGTTTTGCATCTCACCAAGAGTCATACCTGTTGCTTTTTCAAGAGCCTCTTGTTCATATACACTTAAATTCTGTAAATCAACAGAATTACGAAGTTGTTTTACCATTGCTGCTTGTGCACCAACTACATCACCAGTTGCTGCTAAGTAACGAGATTGTGAGAAGTTTAAGTTAGTACCAAGAATAGCACTTGCCTCCATTTCATTGGAAACCGAACTTTGGTAATTTAATAATCCTTTTGATACTGCAACAGCTTGTTTAAGAGAAGAACCCATTTTGGCCGCGTTAATCGCTGCTGCTCCAAGAGCCATGGTGTTTCCTCTAAAGAATCCTTGAGCTTCTTCAGCTGATTCAGCAATATCAGCCATTATCTGTCTTGGTGCTACACCAGATTGTTTTGCTAAAAGAACTAATGATTCTTGTTGAGATTGGGCTACCGATTCTGATAACCCTCCCATATTTTGGAATGCCTTATTTAATTTTGCACTATCTTGAACTGAAACACCGAAGTTCTTATTAAGAACTGTCATTGATTTGATAGTACCTTGTAGTGGTTGTTCTATACCACCAAATTCATTTGTAAAAGCTGCTGCGTTTTTCGAAACATCTTCCATCGAAGCACCCAATCCAACAGTTTCCATATAAACTTGATTTATATTTCCACTCATTTGTTGAGTTTGAGAATTTAAAAGACCAGTTTCATCTCTAAATGCTCTTGCAGCTTTTTCTATTTTGTAAAATGCAATAACTCCTAGTGCAAGAATTGCCACAATCGCAGCTACAATAGCTTGAGGACCCATTAAAGCAGGTCCTAATCTTGATGCAGCTGTTGCCATTCCACTAAAACCTCCCTTTAATCCAGCACCAAACGATTTTACAAATCCTTTTGATGCTACATTTGCACTACTAAATGCTCCTTTAAATCCTCCCTTAAAAGCATTTCCTAATCTTGGAATTGCACTTTTCCAAGTATCAAATGGAATTAATTTATTAAAATACTTACCAAGAACAGGAATTTCTGATATACCAGATTCAAGTGAATCAAGCCCCTTTTCTATTCCATTTCCGATAGATTCTGTTATACTATTAACTCTGCCTAAAACTTGTTGTCTTTTTACTTCAACTCCTAAAGTTTTTTGTGCCGCTATATTTGTAGCTTGAAGTTGTTTACCTATACTTGAATTAACACCATATTTTTTATTAGCATTGGCTATAGCTCTTTCTTGAAGTTTTAATATTGCTTTTCTGGCACTAGCTTCATCTTTGGCATTAGACACAATAGATTTTTGTATATCAGCTTCTTCTTTGAGTTTTTTATTTCTCTTATCTGATATATCACTTAAATCTGAATAGGCTTTACCTATTGACTGACTTAGTTTTAAAATATCTTTAAGTTCTTTTGAGTCTTGAGCCATTTATATTCCTTATTTATATTTTTTTAAGAAAGCAGGAATTTTCATTCCCTTTCTTTCCATATCTTTGATATGTTTTTTTAAATCTTCCAATTCTTTATCACCATCTTTCAAAGCCTGTTGAAGGTCTTTATCTTTTAATAAAGCCGTTTTTAATCTTCTTTTAAAGAAAGTAGATATGAATCCTTCTTTTAAATTGTGTCTTGACTGTATTTCTCTAAATAAGGATTTATCTTGTTCTGTTATTTTCATAATACTCTCCAATTATACTACTATAAATATAGAGCACAAAAAAAGTGAGGAATTATTTCCTCACTCTTACGTTTGGTCCTTTCTGTGAAGGAGCTTGTTGTCTTTGGGATTTTTTTACTTCATCAGCTTCTTTTTTCTTTGTATCCGCTAATTTCTTATAATAGAACATTCTCAGATGGACTGGTAATCGATATAATCCTTCTTGGGTAAACCCATTACCATAGTAACAAAGTTCAAAAATTTGTTGATGAAGTAAAATGGAGTAGTTACTCGGTAGGCCAAAAAAACCCAACCCCCATAGGGATACCTCTTACCTCCACTTCTCCCGTCTGGTCATCTTCAAAATCAAACTCCATATTGATATCTGGGGTTATCTTGGAGATATACTCTCTGAACGCTTTGGTATCACGAGTAATGAATTTGTTATTAATGAAGTTAGTAATTGCCTTCGTATCAGATTCACCATCTACTGAAAGAATCATATATCTGTATCGTGTAGTTAGTTCAGCAGATACATCACCCTTATTTAATCTTTGTAAAGCCTTGATATCGGCATCAATTTTCTTTTCATCACCATGGGTTAGAATCTTAAACTGTAATTTATTTTTTCCATGTGGTGTGGTGAATTCATACTTGTTTTCTGATGAAAGTAAATCGAAATCAATTTCTTTTGTTTGTACTTTACCTAAATCAACTGTTACTTCTTGTTGTTCCCCTAATGAGTTGGTAACTTCAATCTTGTATTCAGGTCCATAACCCAAAACACGAGTTGCCAATAATATTGCATTTTTATCCCCTAATATAATATCATCAACATTAACATCCTTATCAACTATAATTGATTCGAATAACTTATCTATCACCACCCCCTTTCTCACTAAATTCTGCGAAGCTAGAATCTCTTCTTCTCTTGCAGTCATGTATTTAATCTCAACGGTTCCTTTTGAGAGGGGATTACTCTCTGGGTAACACTTACCTTGTGAGGGTAGTGAGATGATTTCTGTTGGAAAATCATAATTTGCCATAAACTTTTATTTTAATTGTTTGTATATAAATATATAACTTTTAAAAAGTTGGAATATAGACATAAAAAAAGTTCTCACTAAGAGAACTTTTTTCGTAAGTATCAAAAGTATTGTAGTATTAGTATTCTAGGATAGCGTAATCGTATGAAAGAGTTAAAGTGATTTCTGAAGGGTCATTAGATGCCCAGTCTAAATCATTAAATACTGCACTATTAATAAATGCACCTTTAATTTTCCAATTTTCAATTTTATCACCAACAGGTCCTAACATATAGATATCGATATCTTTTTTATAGAAATCTGCGTATCCATCACGACCTGTAATAGATTCGTGAGATGTTCTTACCCACTCCATTACTTGTTGTGCCCCACTCGGTACGATTGGGTCATATAGAGTGATTTCGATATCTTGCCACTCACCTTTACCTTTGAGTTTTCTCTTAACGTTGATATGGTCAAGAACAACAGGTTCAAATGTAATTGAAGGTCTGTTCGCCGTTTTAATAAGATAAGAAGCGATACCATCAATTTCCATGATGTATCTGTTCTTCATCTTCGGTTCGAAGTTCGTGTAGAACATATCGTTGAATTCTAATACTTCTGCCATTTTTTATTTCTCCTTTATACTACTATAAATATAGATTCTTTTTATTTTTTAATTATGCGGTGAAACTAGCCCCAGTCGGTAGAATGTTGAAATCAATTACAATGAATTCAGCAGTCTTAGTAGGTTGTAAATAAATTGCTCCTGCCAAGATATTTCTATCGATTACATCTGGTGTGTTGTTAGATTCATCCATTACTACTCTAAACGCATATAAACCTTGTCTTTGTTGGATTCCTTCTAAATAAGGATTAACAGTATTCAAGAATTTACCTCTTGTTTGAGAAGTGTTTTGTTCGAATACAAGGTATCTTGATGTAGATGCGATGTATTTCTTAACTTTGATTAATAATCTTCTTACGTTGATTCTATCTAAAGCAGATGCTCTATCTTGTAGAGTTTTCTGTCCGAATGCAACGATACCCTCACCTGGGAATTGTGCGATTGGGTTAATCTTTCCTTCATATAGTGTATCTCTTTCAGCGTGAGTTAATCTGTTTAGTACAGAAACTGCTCCGGTGATACCACCTCTGTTTAAACCTGCTGGTGCAAACCATTCAGCTGCAACTGCATCGTTTTCAGCGTAAATTCCTGGCATCAATACTGATGGTGGAACTGCAGTTAGTTTGTTGGTTCTTGAATCGATTGTTTTAACCCATGGGTAGTAAGTACCAACGTAGTTAGAATCAACTGATTCACCTTCTTGGATTGCTTGTGCGATAGTATCATTTTTATCAGTTACATCACCAATGAAGAATGCATCTTCTCTAGCTTCTACCATATCAACTACTTTATCAAACACATAAGAGTGTAATCTTCTTACAACACCAGGTGCAGATACCAAGTTGATATCGAAATCATCTGGATTAGATACTGCGTTGATTGCTTTTACATATGCAACTGAACCACTAGCGGTTGAAGTTGATAAGTTAAATCCTTGTGAGTTTCCAGCTCCCCATTGTGAATCATCAGCTTTAGCTGGTTTGATTGTTGGAGATATACCATCGAATCCACCTTGGAATCCTACTGTAAATTGTCTTTTAGCGATAGTTGCTGCATCATCTGCAGTAGATACAGTATAACCGAAGTTAAATGTACCGAATCCATCATCTTGATGATTTGGAGTTACTCCAACTGAACTAGCACCATTGTATTTTACATTGATATCAGCATCGAATGCAAATACTGTGTTTCCACCAATTGTTGCCGAAGCAGGAATTGGAGAAAGGTAAGATGAGTTATCAATCTTAACAACTGCAGTTTCTAAATCAATACCACTATATTTTACAGTTGTTGATGCGTTGTTATCAGCGGAACCAGTAGAGAAAATTACTGCTGGTACATCTGATTCAGAACCACCTACAAAAATAGGGTTAGTATAAGCACCATGTCCGAATGGTACTGCAGATATAGGAGATGCTCCTTCTGCTACTGTTTCAACTCTAACGAACTTAGAACGATTTACATAATCACCATTCATTGTCATTTTACCAACTGCATCAATAGTGATATTCTGGTCACCAATTACTTTCTTAATGTAATTTGGTGAAGCAGGGTCCATAGTTACGTTATTAAATGTTTCAAGTACTGTTTTTCTCTTATCAGTATCAGAGTATCCTCTAATTGCAAGTGAGAATGTTCCATAATCAGATGCGTTAGAAGTTCCTGCTGCTTTTACATTAAAGATAGATACTTTAAATTCTTTGTTTGTGTAAGTACCATCACCTAAAGTATGTAATTTGAAAAGGTTGTATCTTTCACCAGAGATTAACTGAGATTGAATCCAAGGAGTAGATGCGTTTGTACAATCTTGTGTGAAATCTTGGTCTGATAATGCAACTAAAGAAACTTGAGAACCACTATTAGCAATGTGGTTAGCAAAATCAGTTGCTGCGTTTTCAAAATACTTGTAGGAGAATACTTTTTTACCACCAAATGCACTTTCTCCAAATACATCTGATAAATCATTTCCAGCGGTTGGTAAAACTGATGCTGAAATTTCAGTTCCTAATAAAGAACCTGAAATTGAGAATACCGAAGATGATGGTTGTGAATCTA